GTTTCTGCTCTTAGAAATCTAAGTCTGAATGTTGTATCTACATCTTGTGTCCAGTCAGTATTTGCTGCGGCGATCCAAGTCGCTGTAGTTTCAGAACCATCATCATTTCTGGCTCGGAATGCCTCCTGAACAATATTTGCTGTGAGCATTTATGCAATCCTCTGAGGGAAATCTGGATCATTATGAGCACGGTTCATGATTCGTTGAAAGTCTTCATCTTTTATGCTACGGCCTTCCTTGAAGGCGTGAATAAGGTTGCGGCGCAAGCGGTCAAGCAAACCTGCATAATCCATGCCCCACCACTCGTTCGTTTCTAGATCATAGCAGTAGAACTGCGCATATCCACTAGATGCGCCGTCCTTGCTGCCGCCGTGCTGAATATATCGACGACCATCATTCTTATAACCTACGATACAAATCACACCTTCAGGTGGTGCATCTTCTGGCGGGCCATCAGACCAACCAAATGTGCTATTATCATCATAAAAAATTCTCCACTTGTTCATGTGCCAAATCCTGTACCGGTTATTATGACGCCGGTTTGTCCATCAATTAGACTAGTGTCGGAGATAGATGTTATCGAAAATGTACTACTTGTAGAAGGATGTGCTATAGAAACACCTGTTGCTAAGAGACCTCCATAAAATGCATCGAAAGTTACATTTACATCTGACTCAGAAGCAGTAGGCGACGAGTCTTGATGAACAAACGCTGCTCGAGAAGCCTGAGTGTTAATTCCATCATCATCAAATAATGTACCTGATAATGCGGTTGTATCTGCTTCTGAGTTTCTCCATCGCCAAACGCCGATCACAAGTTCGTTGTCTGTTGATGGTACCAGTAGATTTTCTCTATCGGGCGGGTCAGCAAGATCATCGGCTTCAGTTACATCTATTGTTCCATGCTCGCCTGCTTCACTCACAGATACCCAAAAGACTGTGACCTGTCTTGATGTACTAGAATTAAAGACTCCGTTATTAGCTCCTGTTGATGTTGGATTATCGAGATAAAAGATTTCTATATATCTTGTTCCTGAACCACCGAGCCCCGGGGTAGCCGTTTGCGCAGTAAGACTTGTCATTGTCTCTCCGCCATACGTAGCCGTGACGGTCGGTCCGACGGTGAGCTCTTCGCTTGATGTATATATCCCGTATACACGATTAGATCCTATCGGATGATCGTGCGAAGTTGTTATAACATCCGATGTATTTTGTATCAAACCACCAGTATTATCTACAGTTACAGAAGTTACTGCTGGTGCATTTTCTACGAACTCTACATCTCCGGTCATGCTCAAGTCTACCGTTGTTCCACCATCGGCCAATAGATCACTAGTAGTTAGATCATAGTAGCGCCAAAGATTGGTAGGTGCAGCAACATCTGGTGATTGTCCCGAGTCTAATAAATTTTCAACCTCTGTCTGTGTAAGCTCGTACTCGTTCCATGCTGCTACTTCATATACTCGTCCTAGCAGCGGATTTGTGAATGTTCCATCTGCATTCCTTATACCAATAGTCAATTCATTATTACCAAATGTATTCTGCGTTCCAATTCCAGTCGCCGCAGAAGCAGAATTTGCAAACGTATCAACGTGAACGCTCCATGTGCCATTTCCGGAATGAAATCGTGTGACTATTCGATATCTAGTATTTTCATCAACTGCAATCTGCACTTCTCCGCTACTCGGAGTATTCGCAACATCGAATCTTGCCTTAATGTATAATTGCCCGCCCACATCTTTCCAAAGTCTCATTTGATACCAATTTTTTGCTGTGATTGTGTATGCAGTTTCTGCGACAACGTCCGCAGCAGCGGGAGTTTGGTAATCTGCAAATAATGAAATAGTACCGCCATTGAGTCCCGAAGCAATTAGATAATTAGATGTTGTCGCAGGACTCGGAAAATTTCGATAACCCAAAGCAGGTGGGTGGAAATTCTGTAAAAATGGGTAACCATCGTTAATCGTAGAATCTATTCCCCATGTGTAGGCAAGATCTTTGCGACCAATAATGTTCCATGGAGACGTAGCGCCTTCAAAGGTCGCAATATCTTTCATTTCTGCCGTTGTTTGTGGAGTTCCTAAATCCAGATTCGTATTTACGTCAATTGCAACATCAGAATCAAAGAAACTATTTGTAGTTACTCCGCCATCGCCTCCGTCAATACCGCCTGGCGCGGCGGGTTCTCCTGTATTGCGTTGAATTCCACCTACATAATGACATTTGTTTGCATTGCCAGACCCTGCGCCAATGACACCGCCCGACCAAGGGCCCGGGTCTTGTGTACCTAAGGTTAGATCTCCTCGAAAATAAGAATCTGTAACCACTGTAGAACAGCTACCTACAATACCACCAAGATAATACCCGGTTGCAGTCCAGTCTCCAGTGGCCCAACAGCGCTCAATTGTTCCGGTAGAAGCCCCCGCGATCGCACCTGACCTAAAATTTGGAGTGCTTGAAAAACTTGCGTTCTCAACACCAAGATCGAATACACTTCCTGCAAGCGACCCAAATAACCCCCGACGCTGTGATTCTCCTGATGTGCTTCCGATAACTAAGTTTGATATTTTATAACCGTCTCCGTCTAACGAACCCGAAAACGATGCAACAACAATATCACCAACCGGAGTCCAGTTACCGAACCCAGTCATATCTATATCTGAGGTTAGAATATAATCTGCGGTTAGATCTAACCTCATCGCATCTAGTTCCGCCGGAGTGGAGATCTCAGTTGCCATATTCCACCTTTATACTCGCTTCCTCTTCTATGGCTTGAATGTGTTCGCTGCGGCGTGCAATTTCTAATTCTGCTTCTGTGGTGGGACTGTTGGTTAACCGAGTTCGCATCAATTGCAAATGCTCTCTCATTGTGATGTTTCCGGGTTTGGCAGAACGAACCGGAAGTTCTGGTAATATAGTATCTATTTGTTCTTTTTTTGCATTGGCCCATGCGTTTCGGTCTGCTGCTATCCCATTTCGCGCCGCTATGCTATTTTCGCGGCGCGCTTCTAAGCAGTTGGGATTAAGTCCTATAGCACGAGGAACCACCAACTTCATACCAGCTCCCAACCGAATACACCAGGCTCCCATGTGTTTGCGTCACCGTGTACATTTCGCCACACTTGATCATTATGTGTGACCCTCGTTTCTTCACCACGAACATTTAATGCTGGATATGCGTCTTGTGCTCCTACAGGTTGAATCCACGGTGGAGCATCGCTAAACACGGGTTGACCGTTCCTTACAATACCGAATAAGTCGATATGCCATGAAGAAAGAACATTAACTGCATTCGCTACTTCTTCCCCTACCAAAGCATAACTAGATCTTTCTTCTGTTGGGTCTGCAACATTTGCCACAGAAGCGTTTACTGCGACCGATTGTGCTTGATCATAGATATGTTGAGCGTCTGCTAGATTTTGAAAAGTGGCATGAACTATTACGACGTACATTTTAACTCCTTACGCTGGGTAGCTTAAAGTGCCACCAGTAATGTCAATTGTGTCTCCAGCGTTCCATACAAGAGTTGCAAACTCAACAACGCCGCCGCCGCCCGTCGCTGTGACCGTGCCACTGAATTCTTCTGTTCCACCGGAATCTTTAAATACTGCTACGGCAGCAGTACCACTTGCATCTGCGCTTGTATCAGCAGCGACAGCATTAATGGTCGCGCTTCGAGCAGATGCTGCTCCAAAAGCCGGACTACCTAGAGTCATTGTGGCTAGTAGAGTAGCACGGGCTGCGGTATAAATCTCCACCGTACCACCATTTACAAGCGTTGCTAGGTTGTCGACTGCTGAGTTTGCGGCAGCGTCTACTAGTGTCAATGTTCCCATTGTCTTTTTCCTTTATTAGGTGTTATTGACAGTTAGTTCAAAGATTCTCTGATTGCCTGCTTCTGGTGTCCATGTTATGTCACCGGTCTGTAAACTAATGGGTGTAGTGCCTGCATCAGTTGTAAAGTCGATAAAACAAATAGCCGGATTAGCAACATTAGTGGTATTGTAGATCAATCCAGCAACAATATTTGTAGGACCACTAGCATTTTGTGTCCATGTAATCGTTCCACCAGTATGTCTAAATACCGATACATTAGATGTAACAGTAAAAACGGTTGTCAGAGCTTCGCCACCGGCAACATAACCCGTTCCGGTCACTTCTGTAAAGTCGCTTAAGGTTGGAGTTGCTGTATTTGCTGCTGGTAGCGTTGTGATAAGCGCAATGCTAAATGAATCGTTGTCTAGATCGTGAGTCCCGTCTCCGATATTCAAAGCAAAGGCATCGAAAAGGGTTAATGTACCTTGTGCCATTTTTGTATTCTCCTAAATGAGCATGTTCTGTCTGTATTTATCATAAACCAGGGAGAGAAGGCTCTTACCTTCTCTCCCTGGTAGTTCCATCCCTAATCTTACTCTACAATAATTTCTTTCGAAACAATTACCGAGAGCTCGCTTTCAAGATTATCTACATCATAACACGTCGCTGCAAACTCCCAAACTCCCGGTGCAAGACCGTAGAATTCGTACCAGTTTTGCATTCTGTCAGGAACATCGGTGGACATTGTCCACTCAGTGGTGCCTGATGGTCGAGCAAAGACACGATAACCGCCAATCTCTGTAAGATCAAGAGGAGTGTTATCTTCTCGTTCTGTCGGTGGTGTCCAGGATAATGTCGCATCCGGTGTCGGTGTGCTATCATCTAGAACCACTATGCTCGTATCAGCCTGAGATTTCTGTCCTAGACTATCCGTCACTTCCACGGTAATCACATATTGCGGCTCTGGATTAGACGTAGGCGTACCACTGATCACACCATCGTTCGAGAGGGATAGACCGGGCGGTAATGTACCTTGAATAATGCTCCATGTATAAGGTGTTTCTCCACCTTGTGCATTGAGCTGATATGCATACTGAGAATTTACCGTACCATCCGGTAGTGCTGCTGGTACCAAGGCGCTCAGGGCCATTGCATCAATGGCAATCTCTAAGCTTTTTACAATCGACTGGCCATCTACAGACGCAACACTAACCTGAAAGAGGAACGGAGAACCTTCATTACTAATTGGTGTTCCACTTATCGCCCCGTCGGGAGATAGATCTAGGCCTGGCGGTAGGCTTCCGCTAAACATCGCCCATTCGTATGGCTCGTCACCGCCGGTTGCTGATAGACTTGCTGAATATGCATCATTCACTCTACCTGACGGTAAGGTCGATGTTGTAATCGCTAGTGGCGCTGCTGCCACTTCGATTGACAATGCCTGTGTATCACTCTTTTGGTTATCATCAACAATAGTCACGCTAAAGGTGAATACTCCCGATTCTGTCGGTGTTCCACTTAATCCGCCAGTAAAGGCGCCCAAGCTTATACCAGGAGGAAGTACACCAGAAGAAACAGCAATTGTTCCGGGACCAGCGCCACTTGTCCATGTAATTGACGAAGAATACGCAGTTCCTACCTGTCCATTAGGCAATGTTGTGGTTAGAATCTCCGGTGGGGCAGCATAAATTTCAATAGTAAAATTATCAGTAGCCGTTTGACCAATTGTGTCTTGGGCTTCTACTGTGAAGCCGTAAGACCCGGCTGCTGTGGCTAGACCGGTAATTAGACCGTCTGCTGATAGTGCTAGTCCCGGTGGCAAACTTCCACCAACGATCGTCCACGATACACTTCCTTCCCCGCCAGCACTCGTTAATTGGCTACTATAATTTAATCCTTCGTCACCTGTTGGTAAACTAGATGTCGTGACTGTTAGGTCTAACGCAGCAACAATGGATATTGACAAACTTGATGTTGTTGTTCTACTTGCGCTATCTGTTGCAGTTACGTCAAACGAGTATACACGATCTCCGTCAACCAATCCTACAGTTCCAGTGATTCTACCATCAGTCCCCAGTGATAGTCCTGGTGGGAGGTTGCCGGACGTCACACTATATGTAAATGGTCCATTTCCTCCTTCCGCAAGAATAGTTGCAGAATATGCAGTCCCTTCATTCCCTCCAGGTAACGATGTTGTGGTTATTGTTGGAGGAGCTCCTAATATAGTAATTGAAAACGTGTCTGTAACCGTTACACCATTGATGTCAGTTACAGCCACCCTAAATGTAAATGGCGAACCGACCGCAGATATCGGAGTGCCTTGTACAGTTCCGTCTACAGTTAGAATCATGCCTGGAGGCAATGACCCTGACGCAATTTCCCAATCATAGGGACCTTCGCCGCCTGTAGCCTCTAGCGTCGTTGCTGGATAAATCTCATCTATCGTCCCAGTCGGAAAACTGGGAGGTGTAATCACAAGGTCTTGTGGCGGTGGATCAACGGGATGGCGGACCTTGTCTGGTCCCATCACATAATGTTCTGCTCCGGTCCTTAGTTCTTCTTCTATACACCCTGCCATTGCAAGGTCGAAATCTTTAAATCTAGCTGCTATCAAATCTGACGATTCAATATAACACCCCCACTTTCCGCCTTTTCCTGCGGCAGGATCCTTAGGTGGATTAGGATTCGATCCTGCTCCACACGCCGACAAAGGTAATAAAATAAGAAATATTACCGAAATTAATTTACTCATGTGTAATGTCTCCCCCATTATCTGCTATTATTTATCTAACTACTTTTTGCTTTATGTAAAATGTGTTTTGATACTACTCAGTAAGAAATTACAAACTTGTGATAAATAATGAAAAGAGAGATTTGATATGCCTAAACTTGGTCTTTGGAAATCTGGATTCACGAATAACTATAAATACGCAGATCGTATTTCACGCAGCCATCTCGAATATGGTGGCACAGGTGTTTATGTTCACAAGTACATTGGACCGACCGAACAAACTGGCGATGATAATACAAGCAACAAAGAAGACGGCGAAGCTACTGACGAGCTAACAATAGGCGACGTTCTATTCTTAGAAAATCGTAGTCGCAAATATGACCCAGACATTTTCGAGCTGCGTGGCCACCATGTCCTTAGCGATACAGATTTTGATCTTACACAGTTTGGTATCTTTCTTTCTGATGATACTCTTATCATCACATTCCATTTAAATGATCATATTGAAAGGCTCGGACGAAAGTTAATGAGTGGTGATGTCTTAGAGCTTCCGCATCTTCGTGAATTTTTTGCGCTCGATGAGGAGAAGGCCGCAGTCAATCGCTTCTATGTCGTTGAAGATGCGTCCTACGGTTCCGATGGTTATGGACCTACATGGTGGCCGCACCTCTGGCGCGTCCGTGCCAAGCAGATGCCAGCTAGCCCGGAATTTCAAGCCATTCTCGACCGAATCGCCGGCGATGGACAGTCCTTAGAATCGCTGCCGCCAGGAGATGGCGACGATTGCTGTGATGATACGATAGAAGATGCAGTATCGACGGGCAAGAAGCTTGATGAAATAAATGACGCTGTGGTATCAGAAGCCGCTTCCTATTCTTACTGGGATCCTTTGTGGTATGATGCAGAACATCTGTATCTCGTTATTGATCCAGAGACTAATATTCCAGATCTTATTCCGTGGAAGACAGGCGATGGAAAACCGCCTAATGGATTACCGTTATACGGAAGCGGTGACACGTTTCCTGATGAAATTCCAGTAGGCGAATACTTCCTTAGAACTGACTTTGATATGCCGGTGTTATTCCAGCGCCAAACAGATTGTCGCTTTGTTAGAATAGAAGTTGATCTGCGTAAGTTGCCATGGACGGCTGCTAATCGTGTATTAGATAGCTTTGTAGATAACGACAAGACAACCGTAGACGACGACGGTACAGAACGACCAGAAAAGGTTGCGTTGAGTAAAACCGTCAAAGCAAAAGTTAGTTCGTCGTTACAAGATGAAATCGTTCTTGAGGGTGACACAGACTCCAATGATGCCGCTACCACAACACCAAACGAACCGCCAGTGGCGGTCTTATCTGCAACCCCGTCAGGAGGAGATATTCCGTTGGTTGTAAACTTTGATGCAGGCGGGAGCTATGATATAGATGGTACAATCGTTAGCTATTCGTGGGATTTCGATACTGCAAATCCTGGTACTTCGATTGGTGTTGGTAAAACAACAGTTCATACCTATACAACATATGGTGTATATACGGTAACGCTAACAGTGACCGATAACAAAGGTGCCACGGGACAAGCCACAGTTGATATTGATGTTTCAAACATCGGCCCTAACGCAGTCATCAATGCATTACCAACTGGAGGATTTGTTCCTCTAGAGGTCACATTTGATGGTAGCGGATCTAGTGACCCAGATGGAACTATTGTTTCTTACGATTGGAATTTTGGTGATGGTAATGTTGACAGCGGAGTCAACGTGGTTCACACATATAACAACGGCGGAAGCTATGTAGTCACTCTAACTGTGACCGATGATGGTGGCGCTACCGCTACCGATACAACTAACATTACTGTAAATACCACAACTATTTTTACAACAGACTTCGGTCCCGAATTTGAATAACAGGAGCTTATAATGGCTGATACAATTAGAACAGAAACAGGATTGGTTGATCAAACCACAGGAATCTTTCGTGATGGTCAACCCGACAATTCAATCACTGCTCAAGATATGCGAGACTTCATTGTCAGCACAAAATTCCTTGGCATGAGTGAAATGAGTTGGGAATTTGTATATGACGGCCAATATACAGATTCTAGTACCACATTATCTATATCAGACGGGGTTCGAACTCAATTAACTATTGCTCCTAATCCCGGTGAAGACCTTAAGTATCCTCCGTCGGCGCCGGGTTGTTGGGACGAAGTAAGTAATACCATTCAGCCTCCGGGATTAAATAGCTTTGGGTTTATAAGGCTTTCTTTTCTTTCTTATCCGAATTCGTCGAATATTCGATTTGATCTTGAAATGGATATTAGCGCAACAGGACAAGATAACACAATTTATGAACAGACATCGGTCTTTGCAAAAGGCGCCGGTTCTTCTAATACAGAAGGTTTCAATTTCATCATACCATTATTTTGCGGGCAAGATTTTGTTGATAATGGCGGCAGATTTTATATTACTCCGACGGGTGGAACGATTGAGGTCTTCCGAACCACTCTTACTATGTTCAAGGCATTCGCACCAAACCCTGCGGCATAACGGAGTAAACGATGCGCATTGATGAAATTTTCAAAACAACAACCTTATCGAATATAATACTGAAGAATACGAATAAACAACATTTGAGATATAATCATGCCTGATTTTTATTATGATCAACAAGTAAGAAGATACATCTTACAATTTCTAAGATGTTTCGCAGACTATAAAATTGAGCTTCCGCCTGACGAAAATGGCCTTCGGGTTCAGAAGCGCGTGCCAATTCGTTACGGTGATATGAGCAGACAGGTAGCACAGATCCTGCGCGACAATTCACAAAACGCAGCGCAGATGGCTCCTGCAATGGCGGGATATATCACAGGACTCGAGATGGCACCTAAGAGAAGACTCGACCCTATGAATGTTGGTAAACAGCGAATACTTGAACGCCAGTATAATAAAGAGACTGGCGAGTATACAACAGAAATGGGAAATAGATATACTGTCGAAAGTTATATGCCTGTTCCGTATGATATGGCTATGAATCTCGATATATGGACCACTAATACAACAGATAAGATGCAGCTCTTTGAACAGATTTCTTTTGTTTATAATCCTACTGTGCAAATACAGACGCATAGTAATCCAACAGATTGGAGCACGATTACAGAAGTTGAGATGACCGGAGTACAATGGTCTAGTAGATCAATTCCGACGGGTGTCGATAGCCCAATTGATATTATGACATTTACGTTCCGTGTACCAATTTGGATCAGTCCTCCAGCTAAGATTACTCGTCAAAAGCTTGTCGAACAAATCAATGTCACATTTTTCGATGTCGATATTGATAAAGAAGATCTCGATCTTGTTTATGACCCTCTTCGTAGTTGTTTTGAGGAACTTGATCAAGTTATTGTTACTCCGGGGAACCATAGAATCAATGTTACTTCTATGGATCCTCTTCGAAGTGAAATTGAGTTACTTACTGCCGGAGGATTATCCGACAACAATCTTACATGGGATTCCTTATTTGCTATCTATGGGCGTATTGATCCAGAGACAACCAAACTTCGTTTAAAAACTTCAAATAACATAGAAGATACGAGCGGTGATATCTTGGGTTCGCTAGAAGTTAGCTCAACAGAGCCCAATAAAGCAACATTCACTGTGGATGTAGACACGCTTCCTATGACAATACCTAGTGGTCCAGTAACAGCGATTATCGACCCATTAAAGTCTTTCCCTCCTCATGATTCGAATCCTGGAAAAGGTTTACCTGCCGCATCGCCTGGACAGAGATACTTGCTTCTTGATACGAATGGTGTTACAATGGGTGAAGAACCACTCATCCCGTGGGATACAGGAACAAATCCATGGGGCATTGTCAATGCATGGGAAAATGATATTATCGAGTATAATGGCACGAACTGGTTCGTAAGTTTTTCTGCTAGGGAAGCAAAAGGTATATCTTATGTTCAAAATCTTGATGATGGACAGCAATACAAATTTGAGAACGGCGAATGGGTTTACTCTTATCTTGGCGAATATATGCCGGGATACTGGAGAATCGAGCAATAAATGAGCGATATGAAAGTTGGTGCTGGAGCAGTTTTTCTATCTGCAAAAACGGGTCGCGTTCTATTCAACCTTAGGGCACCCTATAAAACACATCGCAATCAATGGAGCTTATGGGGAGGCATGGTTGAAAATGGTGAGTCTCCTAAGGAATGTCTTCTTCGAGAAATAGAAGAAGAAGCAGGCTTTGTCCCCGACATTAGCAAAATATACCCCTTTGATATTTACGAAAGTAAAGATAAACATTTCCGCTATTACACTTTTATCTGTGTTGTTCAAGATGAGTTTGTACCTAAGATAAATCATGAAGCCGTTGGCTATTGTTGGGTCAAGCTAGGCCAATGGCCATCCCCAATACACCAAGGTGCTAGAGCAAGTCTGTGTTCGCAAAAAGCCTTGGCACTTCTAGAAATTATTCTCAGTCAACATCAATAAGATTTTACGGTCAAAAAGAGAGGGGGATTGCTCCCCCTCTCTCCTTTGCTTTACCTACTAACTTCTTCTTAGAAGAACGATAGCGTACCAGTGTCGATACCGACCTGCGATAGGTAGTCAGCAGCGTTACCTAGGGAGTTAGCCGTGTTGGATAGCTCCTGATAGCCGTAACGTGTCATGAAGCTTACTACTGGCTCGAAGGTTGTTGGATCCATTACTGGTCCGGTGCTCATTAGAGGAATGTATGGGCAATAGAATGCCGCTGCATCTGTCTCTGTTGGGCCCTTATAGCCTAGTAGAACTGCTGTGTTGTCTGCTGCATACTGGTCAACGTAGACCTTCATGCTACCATTTAGAACACCAACTAGCTTGGTGTTGGTTGGTGCTTCGAACGTACCTTCAGTCGTACGAGCAAACGAGGATGTCGTTGCACTCTGTAGGATTGTTAGTGTGTTCGGAGAAACAACCGCCCAGTTAGCTGCGCCACGACGTGTGCGTGCTGCAACTAGGTTGGACTGCTGGTTGATCATGATGGCTAGAGCAGCGTGCTCATCACCGACGTATGTTGCTGTACCGGAAACTGCGCTCTGGTCGAACGTAGTTGGTGCTGGACCAGCTAGAACACGCAGGTTGTTTAGCATCTCCTGATCGATTTCAACTGTGATCTCTTGGGCTAGTGCCTGCATGATCTCAGCTTCGATGTCGATGCCGTGTACTGCCGAAGCGTCCTGTGCAGCCTCAAATGTCCAGCGAGCCGATAGCTTACGCGACTTGGCTTCTACTGTTTCCTTGAGGATCTGGATGCTTAGGCGATTACCTGGCTGTCCTTCTAGGGTTGCTGTACCAGCTGCTGCTGGTGC